CCCAATTTTTCAACATAGATATTCACGGCCTCCTGGGCTGTCTCTGTGGTCCCTTCAATCCAGGCCTGCCGTATAATACGCCTTATGACCCTGGGTGCGCCGATCTTATCCAGGAACAATGCCTTGAACGGCAAGATCTCAAGGATGCCATTAACCACGCCCACGGTGAGGCCTTCCATTGTAGCGGTCTGCTCGATCTCCTGATCGCTGTATCCGTGGCCGGCCATCTCCTCTTTTGCCTGGTTATAGGCGAAACCGGCCTCAACAGTGGCGGCACCGGTCCAGGCACCGGCCAGGCTCACGGTCCTGATGGCCTTCTCGCCCCAGCCCAAAAGTTTTGCAGCTTTCATGGCGCCAAGCCCGGGCAGCATCATACTGGCCATATTGGGTATATTCTCTCCCAGGCTCCTGGTCCACCATCTCCAGTCAAGCAACCGCTCCGGATGCTCCAAAACAGTGCCATCCTGGAGGTATTCGGGCCTTACCAGGGATTCTCGCTGCCCTATCTCGGCCCAGTATTCCCGGGCGGTCTTGCCTCCGGGGATCCCGAGCATCTCAGCGGTCCCGCTAATGGCACCCAGGGTGCTAATAGCGCCTGCTCCCAGGGCAGAACCGGCCTCCTCCAAAAAACCGCGTTCGCCTTCGGAAGGCCGGGGTATTAACTCTTTTTCGAAAATGGTGGCAGGCTGCTCGCCGTAAAGTTCTTTTCTGAAATCTTCTAATGATTTGAACATGGCAATTTTTGTTTAATGATCTTCGCCACAAAGGCACCAAGACACTAAGGTTTTAAGATTTAATTATTTTCTTTGTGACTTTGTGCCTTAGTGGCATATTTATTGAAACAGCGTTCTGAGTTGGAGCTTCCCACGCTCCCGAGCTTTCCGTTTATGTTCCTCTCTTTCCTTCTTCAGCCCTTTTTCTGATTCCTTATATCTTTTTGTTACAGCCTTCATTATCGTCTTCGGAAGAGACAGTACCCCCTCCTTCAGTTTTGCGCGTTGAAGAGCCTCTTCGTAATGCAAATGAGGATTATCCTTTTTTATCTTGTTTGCTTCCTTTTCTATCTTGTCGGTTATTTTATCGAGGTCCTCCCGGGATGCTGCAGTTGGCACATGCTCCTCGGGTGAGATGGAGAGATCTTCTTTAGGTGCTTTCTTTTTCGTCGGCACTCCAATTATGCCTGCGCGAAGTATACCTTTTTCTCTTTCCTGTTTTGCTTTCTTCTTTCCTTGCTTCTCACGAAGTACGGTGTCCAGAAGCGTGAAACCGTGCTCGAGGTCCTCGGCTTTAGGCGTACGCCTTATGAAGGCCTGCATCGCCCGGTTTGCTTTTTCCGGACCATATTTTCTCTCGATCTCATTGATCTTGTCCATGAACCTTTTTTCGTCTTTTTCCGGAAGCTTGAAAGATAGTTTTCCCGCGGCTTTGCCGGTGCGCTCAGGTCCTTTTAGCCCAAGGCTCTTTCGTATATCTTCTTCACTGCTTTTATCGTCCCAATAAGCTTTCCTGATCGAGATGAGCTTCTGATAAGCCTCTTCATAGGTTGGAGCGATGCCATTCTCCACCATTTTTATTGCCTGTTCTTCGAGGTGCTCCTTGTCCTTGGTCGTAATAGCTTTGCTGTCTCCTATAGTCATTTTTAAGGTCTCCAGATCCCTGGATGCGGGGAGAAACTGCTCTTGAAAAAGCCTTTCCCTCTGTTCCATAGGAAGGTTTTTGTCCTTTAGTTTTGCCGCAATGTCGTCCAATCTTCTCCTGGCGTTTCTCCTCACGTTTTCGAAAAAGAATCTCGGATGATTAGTTTTCAACAATTCCCACTTTTCTTGCATCTGCCGGCCGGAATAGGGCCGGTCCCATTCTTCTTTTGCTGTATATTTCTCCATTAATTTCTTGAGATCGGGATCTAACCGCGCTGAACCCGTAATCCAGTTTCCATAGGTGTCTTCTTTATTCAGCAAGGCCTCCTGTCGATCGATTCGTTTCTGCTGCTTTAACAAGGCGTCGGCCTTTAATTCAGATACTCTTTCCGCGGCCTCTGTACTGCGCGTGCGCAGCGCAAGCTGTTTTTCTCTGAATTGTTCGCCTGCCTCTCGACTGCGCGTCATCTCCCCGAGCTGTTTTTCTCTGAATTGTTCGCCTGCCTCTCGACTGCGCGTCATCTCCCCGAGCTGTTTTTCTCTGAATTGTTGGTCTGAAGTAAGGCGCGCAAGATCGATTCCCAGACGCCTTTCTTCCCGCTTGCCCCGCAATTCGAGTCCCCTCGTCTCTAAATCCAGCTCGGCGAGGGCGAGTTTATGTTTGGATTCCTGGACCTTCGTGCCCACATAATCATTCATGATATCCCGCAGGGTGAGCCGGGTCTTCTCCAGGGCTTGCGGTACCATTGCGTAGGGGTTTGCTACCATGATAAACCTCCGGTTTGAAACTTGAAACTTAATGGCTTCGTAAAAAGTCGTCACTCCGGTGAAAGCCGGAGTCCAGGCACTCCGTAACTAATTGAAAAGGCTGGATTCCGGCTTTCGCCGGAATGACGGAAAAAGCGAATTCCTGACTTTTTACGAATGCATCGAACTTGAAACTTGAAACTTGAAACTTGAAAGTGAGACCAAGTTTTGAGTTTCTACACCGCTTCTCCATTACATCGCATATAGGATCTTTTACGCATACCCACAATATCACACAGAAAAAGAAACGCATTTGTGATGCAGATGGCCGTATTCGAGGGCCTGGGCATTACCTCATCAAGGCCCCAAATACCCAATTGCCAGCGTGCGAATGTGATGAGGTTATCCACCAGATGTCGTTTAATTAATCTTTTGATAATTCGATATCTCCTCATAAGCGGTACAATTCTCTCTGCTATGGTATAGTATCCTCTCAAGGTAGATGGTGAAAGAAACCAATCCCGGTATTCCCGAGCAACCTGTACTTCATAGGAATCCGGAGAAGTGGCTGCCGTGATGATAATACAGCCTTCCCCTTCTGTAGCGAATGCCTCCACCAGGCCGACCCCGGCACCCGCAGCAGCACCCCAGGGACCGCCAATGATCGCACCTTGCCCGGTCCGCCGTGCCACCAGTTCGGTACCCTTCCATGTGGCTTCATCACCGCCATATCTCTCATGCATTTTGCTTGCCAATGGCTGGCCATATTTCTGGCCGCCATACTCAAGCCCCATTACACCGGCTCCTTTAAGATAAGGGCTAGCGCCTCCGGTCGTTGCTCCACCTTCACCCGCGGGAGCGGCCCCAGAAACTGGTGCAGCACTGCCGCCTCCCTCCGCTGATACGGTTGCAAGTGAAGTTTTCGTGGCTGGGGCCGCTGGTCTCGACTTTTGGTATAGATAGGCCCCACCCATTCCGAGTGTGGCCAGGTTGATACCGGTGGATATTTTGGCCTGTTTTTTGAGCTCTCCGGTCTGCTCTCTTGCAAGGGCCATCTCCTTATCCGAGATCTCTTTTTCCTGCTTGAGACTCTCCTTTTCAAGATCGATATCCTGTTTGCGCTCAACAGATGACCTATATGCCGGTGATTGGGCAAAGAGAACATCGGCCAGAGAGATCCGCGGCTTTTTGCCGGTGACCGCACCGGTTTGCGGGGTGTATAGGGTGCTAAGGTTGATCATGATTTAAACCTCCAACTTGATACTGGAAACTTGAAACTTGCTATTAAGAATCCAGTTTCGAGTTTCAAATTTCGAGTTTCTTCTTCACGTTGCTTCGAGTCCGCTATATGAGGGCTGCAGGAACTTATGCCAGTCAAACCCTGCATTTCGTGAAAAGAAATCCTCGAACTTCTTATACCGGTTTTCTTCGAGGTCAAGGCTCTTCTGTAACCGCTCTTCACGTTTTCGATCCAATGTCGCCTCTTTCTCTGCCTCTTTGAGTTTGATAGCTCCACCCCAGCCTGTAAGGGCCAGATTGGCCAGGGAGATGCCGGTGGCCCATTTGCCCTGACGCCGGGCCTCACGCAAGCTCTCTTTTTTTAATCCAAGCCTCTCGCCTGTCTGGCGGCCTCTCTCTTTTATGCGTTCTCTGCCCATCTCCCGGCTGGCTTCGGCGGATTTTGCCTGTTCCTCTTCGCCTGCCCTGGCAGATACATATTGCAGGGTTATATCTTCGGTAGGGGCAATGGCCCGCACATCCTGCGGCGTGGCCATGACCCTGCGCAATGCCCGCCCGTAATAATAATCCGTTGCACCGTTCATCATCTATCTCCTTTTTTACCGAATATGAATAGTAAACCGCCAACCACTATATGCGCCCATACGATAACGCAGCCCAAATCACTTGTTCCGAGGTCAGTCACTATTCCACCCGTCATACCCATGAATATAATTACAAGCCCGAATCTTTGAAGAAGATTCATTATTCAATCAGTTTCTCCTTATCCGATTAAGGATAATCCGGCCATCCGCAGTGAAAGCAGTGCCAGCCGATACCTTTTACGAACTTCATTTGCCTATCGCATTTCGGGCAGAGCATTTTATGGCTCCTTTATACAATTACCATGATTATCATGATTATCAGATTAAGTTAAGGCGCAGACTTTCAGCGGTTTTTGCCTTTGCCACGGCCGCCGCTTTGGCCCTTTCCGGGTCCGCCGGCAGGACATGGCTTGGTGTTTCTATTTCTTCCACCACCTCCGGTTTGGCCTTTACCTCTGCCACTACCATCTTGTTTCGGTCTTTGTGCCATGATTTTCTCCTTTTTTAATTGAAAATTTTCAATTGACAATTGACAATTGAATCCCCACCAGACCATCCCGCCATACCCAGGCAATCAAGCCACCCTTAGAATTGACTATTGACTATTGACTATTGCCGATTTTTAAAATCAATTTTCAATTTTCAATATTCAATTCTTACGTGTCTTCCCGTATGATCTTAAACTGCACATTCCATCCCAAGAGTCGCACGCCCTTGGTCTCACTGGAGGTGCTCACGGAAAATTCAATCCTGTGGGACCATCCCTGGAGATTCACATTCTGCGTTGCCCTGGTGTGTCTATCGGTTGCCTTTGCTGCAAAGGCCTTCAATGTAGTGATCGTGGCAGAGGTATTACTTTCATCCTGAACCAGTACATTCTCACCCAACGTGATTGTCTTGCCGTCTCCGGAGATGGAGACAATATTGTATACACCATCATTAAGTGTCCCACCCGAAACTGTAATCTCATCGTCGGCCTTGAACCCCTTGGTTTTAAAGTTCCCGCCAGCGGTGACAATGGTATCCGGGGATGCGGTCTTGGAGAACGTGATATCTGCGGAGCCCACAATGCTACTGGTAAACAATAATGTAGTAGAAGATGCAGAACCATCCTTGTAATGCTTGATGGTAACATCCACATCCTCGGTTGTGGAGATACATACCAGCTTAAGCCGCCTGATCTCCGTGTAGTCAAACATATCCCCGGTAGGGATAAGATCCGCACCCGCCACCTTCTGTGCAATGGCATTGCCGTCCCAGTCTGCGCCATGCTCCAGCCGCATCATGCGACCGTTATCCCGGAGCCCGTAGAGATATTCCGCCCCGTAATCATCCATCACCCGGAATGCGGCCTGGGGATAGACATCCGAGCCTGCCGGGACCTTGACAAACCATTTCTTTCTCACCAGATCCAGGCAAAGCCAGACATTACATGTGGTCTGCCCGGAGCCGGAAGGAATCCAGACATTGTATTCCATGTTATCCGGATCCACCTTCCCGTGTGATTTATCGATCGCGGCAAAATTGATACACCGGGCATCGGTTTTGTCAAAATAGCACCTGATCTTCTTTCCTATTGTGGGCACAAGCACGCCGGCATCAAAGATAACCGGCCCCATGTAGGAGAGCCAGATGGCAATGTTCCGCACTGCTTCAGCCCCTATGTCATAGCCAACCTCCGCAGTATCCATCGTTTCAGAGGCAGGGCAGCCTAAGATGCTTGAGATCTGATGTATCTGCCAGGTAGTTACATCGTAGCCGGTTAAAATATAGGTCTCCGTGGCCTTGGTAAAAATGCCCGTGGTATAGATAGCTGATCCGAACCGGTTATAGATCTCGCAATATGCGGTGAGATCCTCACTGCCGCCGAAATATAGCGGCCCCCTGGAGCCGAAAGAGCTGTCCTCTCCATTAAACACGGATGTCGTGTTGGCCATGCCGTAATCGACCCGGTTGCCTTCCTTCCCATCCACAAATCCGCACAACAGGGGGCGGTTCCTGTAATGGGCAGGGAATTTGTAGCCTTTGATGGTTCTCTGCGCAGGGATGCCCATAACGGTATCAATGACTACCTCTGCAGCACCGCCTTCTGTGCCCGTAAGGGCACCATCGAGTGAAATTTCATAGTAATAAAGATTTTTTCCAAATAAGGTTTGTCTAAACTCATCTTTTTCATCCGGCGGATTCCAGCTTAGTATCCCGGTTCTGTTGAAAGACTTATTCACGCCTTCCGTACCAGGGAGGCCATATGTGCTATCGGATCGTCCATCGGCAGTAGTGTATTGTTCCCCATCCCACCATCCAATCTTCATTTTTACATTATTCGTATTTATAAGACCGGCTATCATCTCAAAACGAATTGCCGACATACGGTCTTCAAACCCGGCTATCATGGGATTATTTTGATCGAGTGCATCGATCACAGCCCCGAGCGGATAATCCGTGTATGAGGGCATAAGCACATCCATGCTGTAGTCTTTATAGTCTGAAATTCCGGCAGTATCCTCCGGCACTTTATATGTAAAACTGTATCCGCTGTCAGCATTGTACCAATCAGCGCCGGCATTGGTGTCTACATAATAATGGGATACCCTGCTGAAGACGGCATTTGCGGCATTCTCCGCCGTAAATGTTGCTCCTGCAAAATAGGCTGTCATACCACCGTTTAACAGATAGGTCAGGGTGTAGGTTCCGTCATTGTGAGTTGTTCCTGTGATTACAACGGGATCTCCCGGTTGCAAGCCGGCCCATCGAAAATTATCCCCTTCATTCACCAACTGGATCTTGGTTGTATCTCCGCCATACGCAAAGCCGGCCCAGGAAGGATAGAAAGAGTAAGCGGTAACCGCAGTCTTCCCTGTAACTGTGCGAACTACGGTGTTGGCTGTTATTTCAGTGCCTATCTGGAGATCTAGATAGTCTGTCGCATTAACTTCGTGTATATATAAATAATTATGGCCGTATGGAACGGAGCCGGGTTGCAATGTTTTGATAACCCCATTACTGTTCTCCCCACTGGCAGCCGCAGTGCGGCCTCTTGTTACCTGGAAGCTTATCGGGGGCCTATAAACACCATCCCAGACATCCACCATATCCTGAAATGGTGCATCTACGGTAATATGATAAATTTCAGCACTACCGGCCGATAGCTCGAACAGATAGGCATAAAGATATAGACCCTCGAAGTGAATCGGCCTGGCTGATCCATCAGTAGATGTAAAGGAAAAAGTCCCGGTTTGTTTCATCGACCCATTGCCATCATCGGTTCCGTCCGAGTCACCGCCGGTAGATATAAACTCGGTTCCATCCCAAAATCTGCAAGTAGTTGCGGCAGAGCCTGTAGCGTTTAGAGATTTTAAGTAATATTTAAAGCCCTGAGCGGCTCTTGTGGTGAGAATGATCCATTTCTTTCCTGGTGTATCTCCATCGATGGAAACTATCTGGTCTTCGGTCTGAAGAGCATTATTAACTTTTTCGGCATGATCCTTGGCGTTTATATGGTAGGCCTTGTCTGAGACAGTAATTTTGGCACTTGTATTGACTTCACCGGTAAGAACGCCTGTCTCAAGGGTAAGGGTTCCAGCGGCAACGCCTGTTAATATAAACTCACTATTGTTGTTCGATGTCCCTGTAACAATAATTTGATGGCCGACTTTGAACCCGGCATCTATGAATCCTGATCCACCATCAGTAATGGTATCATCTCCGGCCCCGCCATCCACAAAGGTGATATCACTTGACCCGACAATAGTTGGAACATAAAACGTAAAAAATCCCGCAACCCTGGTCTCTACCCCGGCATAGACGCAGGATTCCTTCTCATTGCAATATGCCAAATGGCCCTGGGGATATTGCGAGAAGCGGCCCAGACCCGCACCCGCTGCATCCACATGCAAGGTGCCTGCCTGAAAATCACCCTGGGATGGGATTGCCGTGCGATTCTCCTTGACCGCGGATTCGGAAAAATCGGTCTTCTCTGCCTGGATCAAGACATATGATTTGATTGCATATGGGGTGCGAAGCTGCATGCCGGAGCGGCCCTTAAGATACGTGGCAAGTGCAGTCGTTGCGTTGATCTTGGTATACCCGTTTACGGCCTCAAGGCCGAAATCCGTGTACCGGTAATTCTCAAGAACGGAGAAATTCTGCTCGCCGATCTTGAGGGGATCCTCGCTGGGATTCCACTCCCCGATGAAGAGAAACTGCTTGCGCATCAGGTCAATATTTTCCGTTTGAGGCATGTCCAGGGTGAAGAGATTCGGTTTTCTCTCTGTTGTTATGATCTCTCTATCCTGGCCCTCAAGGATTTCGAGCGGAAAAAGAGGGGGCTTCTTTTCCGGGATCACTATTTCTTTGGGTTTTTTGTTATCAGCCATCTGTCGTCTGTCGTCTATCTTTCCTTGCTCATCGTCTTATCCAGGACCTTCATCATCTCCCGCGTATCCACGCCGCGCTCATAGAGATCCTGGCGGTGAAACAGGAGATTCCTCAGATAGATCTTCACTATTATCCTTGCACTGGCATATTTTCGGGACTTGATCAGGGCACGATAGAAAACGTAGAGCACTGCATACAAACGATATTCGATCGGGATATTGCATATATCATCGGTCAGTTTGGAGAAGAGTACCGTCACATTCTCACCTGCGCTTGCCTCGTCACACACCGGATAGAATCCGAGCCTGCCGGCAAAATCATAATAGAATTCCGGAGGGCCTGATTTCATCTCCGAAGCATGGCCAATCTGCCTGGGGTGGATTCTATACAAACCCTTATTTTCAAACAGACAGGCATAGACCCTCAGACAGCCGCCCGGTTTGGTGTATTCAAGCGTATCATCAAGGAGCGCTACAGGCTCCGATGTCTCATAACACAGGGCCTTGCTTGAGATATCCATACATGCCTGTTCCTTCCAGTTGCAGATCTCATCATCACCAAAGAGCAATGCACTGGGCTCGGCCAGCAATGCCCGGACATATACGGCCATATCCGACCATGTGTCCGTGACGGTCATTACAGCTGTTCCGCATGCGGTGGCATCGGCAATCAATTTATTGGTCCGGCCGATGGTGGTAGCATTTTCGAGCGTGAATCCTGTGCCTGTCACGGCCCAGGTGAAAGGCGAACATCCGCCTGTAACAGTGATTGTCTTCTCTTCACTCCTGTCGATTGTCTCCGGATTACCGGCATCGTATGCTAAATCGTCCATGTTACTTCCTTAGACAGGATTAACAGGATTAACAGGATTTTTGTACCTGCCTACCGGCGGATTAACCCGCCTCCGGCGGATTCATCACTTCGGGTCAGGGCCTTCTTTTGCCCCACCGGACGTTTGCGAATTCTTTTTCCCTTTCCGCTTTGGGGACTCGCCTGACTCTTTTTTTTTAAGCTTCCCGTTAAACAGACATGCTAAGTACTCCCGGATATCATCCTGACCGAGGCTCTCCCTTTCCATAACCTTCATTAAAGTGAGTGCATCCTGAAGAAAGCCATGGGAGAAAACCTGAAGTTTGGAGAAATCTTTCATACGCATTCCCATTCGTAATATGTCAGTCCTTTCACACAATCGACCTGATAACCGCTCCCATCTCCATAATTCCTACAACCCATTGATGGTATATTTCCACCTGTTAAACAACCGCTACAGCCATCTGAGAGACAGCTGCCTTCATTGCATTCGGATGTGCTTTCTCCACATCCAGGGTAAGGATTATCGCAATCATAATATCCACTCGCTACACCACACTTTGGACCCCAGAGCTGATATTGCTTTTGATACCCTGAAATCTTCTCATGCTCGCCTGAATTTTCATCAGGTTCGCTTATGGTATTAGTGACGGCACCTGGCAGAGTACACTTCCCGGTTGATTTCTGTACCCACTGCCCTTCCGTGCATCTGACATAGCCTGTTACAGTTGGCATTACGGTTTGAGGTTATTCCTTTACAGCTACGGTTCTGTCCGCGAGTTTCATCATATCGCGGGAATCCTGGCCTCGCTCCTGGAGATCCTGGCGGTGAAACAGGAGATTATTCAGGTACATGGTCAGGACATTGTTGGCATTGGCATACATTCTATCCTTGAGTAACCCGCGATAAAGCCCATAGAGAATGGCGTATGGTTGATATTCATCCGGGAAACTGGCATCCACTATGTCATCCACTTCCTTTGCACCCAGGACAGTGACTTTTTTTGTGGCACTGCCGGCATCGCACACAGGATATATCCCTATCTTTTTGGCAAACTCATAGTAGAATTGCGGCGGCCCGGAAGTTGTGGACCCGAGGTGGCCGATCTGCTTGGGCTCAATTCTATACAAACCCTTATTCTCGAATCGACAGGATATGACCTTGATAATGCCGGTTGGCCTGTCATATTCGAGTATATTTTCGACCAATGTGAGCTCTTGAGATCCGTCCTCGCAGCATAGGGCCTTGGATGAGATATCGATGGCGGCCTGATCGATCCAGTTATTGACATCGGCGTTGTCAAAAAACCCGGCTGCCGCCTCATTGAACAGGGTTCGGATCTCGGTGTGGATCTGTGCTTTTGTCAGTGCCATGATTTAACTCCTTTAAGGTTCGCGGTTCAGGGTTCAAGGTTCAACGGTTAAAAAACCTGAACCGCGAACCCTGAACCCTGAATCTCTTAATATCGTCCTCGATATCGGCCATCCTGGAGCCTGGCCTGTGCCCGCTCGATGCGTGTTCGCTTTATCTCCTCTGAAAAGAGCCCGCCGATCACGGCTGCATCGGTCAGCTCACCTTTAGGGATCTTGAAAATAGATGCCGCACCCGCAGCAATGGCCTTGCATACCATGGATGGAAAACGCCAGAAGCCATAGTCGGAAAACACAGGGGAGGGCATGCAGATATAGGGCACGGTTATGGTATAGTCTGTAGTTCCGGAAGGGGCATCCAGTACCAATTGTTTTTCGGCTGCAGGCTGGATGATATAGACATCATTCTGGGTCCAATCGTTATTTGCTCCCTCAAAAAGCGCAGCAACCAGATGCGTGGCATCCGTGACAGAGAGCACATAGCCGGTTGCCCCGTCCGTGGTATTATGGATGATATCCCTGGGATATACCCTGTCTGTGGTGGTAAACAGCATGCTGTCATCCTGGAGGATGCATTGGCCGCCTGATTTTGCACCGGCTGCATCTGCGGTGCCCTGGATAAGGGATTCTTTGTCCGCCTTCTCAATGATCGCGAATCTGCCGGGAATATCTTTGGTATCGGTGAGATTTGTCTTGAACAATTTCTCGTAGGTGACCTTCAGGGGCCAGGAATAGGTAGTGCCGTCATAGAACTTGACAAAGAATCGCCCACTCCTGTTTTTCATGTAGAGATCGATAAAATCCGGGGGGAGATCATATGCCTGTTCGCCCTCCGCAGTGGGAATATCCACCGAGGCATGGAGCATCCTGGTCTCACGGCAGAAAATAGCTACTGCCATATCCAGGCATTCATAGATCCTGCGCTGGTTTGCCTGAATATCGGATGGTGCGGCCTCATCGAGGAAATCCAGGACTTCCCTGGTTAGTTTTTTGCCATCCATGGTGACCTCCGTGAATGTTGACCGTTGACCGTTGACCGTTGCTAATAACGGATAACGGATAACTACACGGTCTTCTTTGCATCCTTTACGGCATCGTCCAGGGACACCTTTTTCTCAGGTGGTACGATCTGGCAAAATTTCAATTCTATGCTGAATTTCTTTGCCATATCCCACCGATCACTTTTATCGCTTGCGGATTTAACTCTTCCCTTGGTAATGACTGTAACATCGTCATTGATGTTGATATTCTCAAACCCTTTGGGCTGGACCTTGGCCTTTTCTCCGAAATTGAAATTAACACTCGGTATTTCTTTTATTTCCGGCATTTTTTCTACCTCCTTCATGCTTTATTTCCTCTCACGGATAACGGATAACGGATAACGGATAACGATTCATATCCCCGGAGGATCCTTATCCGGTCCGTATGTAAAACTATCTACGCCTTTGCCGCAATGGGGGCATCGGTCCGTATCCTCATACATCTCGGCGTCCTCGATATAGAGCGCACCACAATAAGGACAGATACGAGTCGGCATCTCTTTAATAGGTCCGGACATGGATTAGCCTTTCAAAGGTTCAGAGGTTCAACGGTTCAAGGTTCAGAGGTTAAACCCGTGAACCTGGAAACTTTAAAAATTCTCGGCTGCCGTCTTCTCTGCCGGACCAGGTTCACCCTTCATGTCTTCATCGGCAGCCGGTAGAACCGATTCTGTCTCAAGTTTCTTGTAGCGATAATTGCCGATTTCAATAATGCTTGCCTTACCCCACCAATCGGGCCTGCCATCAGGAGAGCATTCAAACCAGGACATGGGGTCTGACCATGCGTCTTTTTTGCGATCGGTGAGAAGCCGCCTGACATACTGGGCCGCGTCCAGATCGCTGTCACTTTTCGTCAGTCCTTGAAGCGCATCCTGTCTGGCCTCCTGTGTCTTTTTACGGTCCGCGTAATATTTCTCGGAGATCTGCTTACCGCTGCGATCCCACCAGGCCTCTGCCAGTTTTTTCTGGTATGCGTCATTGATGATGTCAAACTCCTTTTTTTCCTTTACCGGGGACCCATCCTTGTATCCGTAGATGCCAGTGTGATGGAGATAGATCTGGCTTCCGTCGCTCTCCTGCCATGACCGGATGATATGAACGGGCCGTAAAACCGGCTTGCCGTCCTTATCGGTTTCCTTTACGAATAGTTTCTGCATGTCTCACTCCTTACTTTTTGCCACTAAGACACTAAGACACTAAGAAAATAATTAAAATTTTAAACCTTCGTGACTTAGTGCCTTTGTGGCAGGTTTTGTTGTTGTTACTCGCCAACAAAGAGCATTCTCAAGGTCACCGCCGCCGGTGTACTGGCCCCACCTGTGAGCTCGGTGCCGGCATTATAGATCCTGATTGTATGATTGGTCCGATCAAACTTATGAACGTACCCGCTTGCCGAGGCTTGCTCGATCAGGCCTGCATCGATTACCTTGAGAAAGCCGAATTTCTCTTTGGCCGGTAAGGGAACGCCGCCGGTCGGATATGTCAGTGCCCCATCGCCGAATGTGAGATCTGCAATGGTGACATTCTTTTGCAATGCCCCGTGGCCGATATCCCTTTTATCCACGGGAACGCTGATCGTCACATCAGTAGCTACTAAATCTCCCATAGCCTTACTCCTTTCATGGTTTAGCCGCCAGGCTTACCCCGCAGGGGCGGGGCAAGCGGCGGGTCAAATTGTTATCCGGGTTCACGGTTCTGGATTCACCGTTTTTTTTGTTTAACCGTTGAACCTCTTCTTGGTTATGCCGTCTTAACCATATCCGTCAGATTGGTCTTGATCTCCGGCAGATAGGAGACGAGCAGGAATGGCTTTACGTGCCCTGTAGGGCTCCCGCCCGACGCCTTGGCAGTCAATTCCACAACAACCTCTTCACCGGGCTCAAGGATATCGCCCATCTCGGCCTCGTCATACATGACTTTGCCGGCTGCTGTGGTAGCCAGGGCAAAATTGGCCACATCGCCATCGCCCCGGCTTGCGTCGCTGCCCGCAGTGGGCCGCTTGTCAAATTTAACAACCGGGGTTGCCGTACCCGCGCAGACCTCTGTTACCACCAGGCCTGCAAGAACTACTTCGCACTTATAGGGAATGATAAATGTTCCCATATCCCCTACGGCCTGATCCATGTCGATGCCCTGGGCATCGTTATAGTCCACGTGCAGATGCAGGGGAAGTGCAACTGGCTCGTTTGATCTTAACATGATTCTATCCTCCTGTTTTAGTTTAGCCGCCGTAATTCCGGCGGGTTAATTGATTACTGACTATTGACAATCGTCAATTTAGTCCGCGTCTGGCGGATGAAAACCATTAAGTATCGTCTGACGCAATCCGCACGATCCTGGCCTCTCGATCCGTGGCTGTCGGGAATTTCACACCAAAGGCCACGGTTCCGTACCAGGCAACCGCGTGCCTGCGGCCAAAATCAGCCGTGTAATTGGGCTGTGCTCTAAGATGCGGAAATTCGATCTCTATCCGGGCTACGGCATCTTTGCCAAAAATGACACCTTCACCGAGCACATTCGCGGCACCCACGGAATTGGAAAGGGCACTCTCATTGGTTACCTCGACCATGCGGACACTCTCCACCTGGCCTATCTCGCCGCGGTAGATGTGATCACCCTTACGCAGATACAGATTCCAGGCCTCGATACATTTGTCATCCCTGAGCCCTCTCATGGCCTTGGTCGAGATAAGCCCGATAAAGTGCTCACCCTCGTAGAAGGGAACATGCAGATCCTTGATCATATAATCCCTGATCGCAGAGAGATGATGCTTGGTCAGGTTGACAGTAGCCTGCGTGGATGGCGAACCGTCCACATCCCATGTGCCGCCTGTCAGGGAAGTCGGGATGAATATTATCTTGGCATCGGTACTGACAAATTCCGTTGCCGCGGCTACATCCATGGCCTGATTCATTTGATCCATAAGCCCTTCCTGGGCGCCATCCTTGGGATTGAACTTGGAGAGCTGTTTTGCAAGATCGGTATACTCAACGCCCCGGCCCCATTCCTTGATGGTGATCTGCTTTTTACCCATGGTCAGCTGATCGATAGGGACGCGGGTATGTTCTTCGAGCTGGCCCGATGTCGGATCGGTTAAAGGTTTGTAATAGATCAAGGTGATAGACTCACCCATCCCTTTACCGTAGGAGTCTTCCTTTTTGGTAAAGGGCACAAATTTGAACGCCCGGGCGGCAACCTTGAGCAGCTGGCCCGAGAGCGCATGATTCTTATAGATGCCGCTTGCGGCGTCGAATGTCCAGGTAAATACTTGACCCATGACTTATCCTCCTTGGTTATACGCGTCTCTCCTCAAGCGCACTTTCTATGGCATCATCCAGGGACACAGGCTTGACTTCATCGGCTTCACCTGTGGGTTTTTCTTCTCCGCCTTTCCCCAGAGGCAAGGCTGCCTTTTGTTCTTTCTCGCTCTTTTCCTGAGCAGCCTCTTCCAGGCCCTTTTGAAAGCCCTGCTTGTGGCGATCCACATAATTTTTTGTCTTGTTGATAGCCCATTCGATCTGCTGATCGAAATCCATGGGCTTGCCTTGTTCATCCTCTGTC